CCATGCCCGCGAGGTTTAGGCAACTAAAGATGCACCCCTCGCTTGCATGGGAGCAAACAGTCCGCCCGGAGAGAGCGGAAGGCGCCAGGTAGAGTATGGCAGTTAAAAACCCAAGGGATTCCCCTTTAGTTGTCTTGGCGTTTTCAGTCGTTAGGTATTTCATATTACGGGCTGGTTTACGGGCTGGTTTACGGGATTTCGCTGACAGTTAAAACGCCCATGCAAGGCCAAGGCCAAGCGCGGCGGAGCAAATAAGCAGGCAAGCCCAGGCAATCGCGGGCGGTGGATCCTTCCGCGCAGGCTTACGCGGAGCGGCAGGCAGGCGGCAGGAAAAACGGATTTGCGGGCTCATGCAAGAAGGGCGACAGGGAATCCCGTCCCTTGAATCCAGGTGGAAATTTCCTCGCAAACTTGCGCTTCAGGACCGCGAACCGCACTTCCATTTTCCTTCACGTTAACGCGGATTCCCTCGAATTCCTCCGCGATCAATTGCGCGAGGTATTCCGCAATCCGTTGCGCTTGCTCTTGCGAGCATTCCGAACCGTATTCGCTCGGCTCGGTTCCTACGGTGACAGCGTATTTCTGATAGCTCATAACTCCTCCTATGGGTTAAACGGGGAAGCGGGATGCCGCCCCAACTGACGCCCACGTTGAAAACCTTCCCTTTCCCTTACAAGTCTACTTTGTGTCCGTCCCTCACCTATTAGCTTTTCTACTCACCTCATAACTTTCCCTTGCGTTCCCTCCCTTATTTGCAATTCCTCCCTCCGTTCAACCTTTCCCGCCCTTGTCCTCCCTCTCCGCTCCCTCCGCCCTTACCGGCCCCGATTCCGCCCCAAATAAGCCCGCCCGGACCGTAAAGGTTCAAAAGCCCGGCCGTCCGCGTAAGCGGGCATTGCGGGGCCGCAAGGCCTGGTACACCACGCTTGTCCGGGAAGGGAAGCTAGCTGAGGCGGCCGCCTGGCATGCCGCTCAGGGGCTCGGCCGGTACGGGATCCCAGCCCCCGCGCCTATGGAGCCGCAGACCCTTGGCGCTGCTGCGCCTACGGCGCCAGGGGGGGCGGGGGTCAGCAGCCTGGCGGGCGCGAGTAATTGGGATGAAACCACCCTAACGGGTGTAAATTTGCAGTCGGGCTGTGCTACCACACCTGCTGGTCTAAATTTGCAGTCGAGCAGCCCGTCTGTGCTGGATGCGGCTAGTCCTGTGGAGCTGGAAGCTGACGACACTCCTCTGGCAGCTAAAGCTGGAGACACTCGCACGTTCACTCCCCCTGCGGGGGAGTCGGAGGGGAAAGGGGGTTTTTGTCAAGAGGGAAGTATTAGTAGGGCTGATGGGGAGGGAGTTGCGGAATTAGTTTCTGTGTGGCCGAAGGTGGCGGAAGCGGTGGTGGGGAAGATGTGCCGGAACAAGCAATACAATGAGTTGAGGGTGGAGGGGGAGGGTGGGAAGGAGATGTGGACGAAGGTGGGGAATTGGTTGTGGGTGGGAGGGTTGGTGCGGGGGGAGCGGGTGCTGGTGAGGAAGGTGTGGGGGAGTGCGGATGACACAGATGCGGAGTATGAGATCCTCAAGAGGCTGGATGTGAATGATGCTCCTAAGCCGCTGGAAGCTGCCCCTGTGGACCCTGTGCCGGTGGTGGAGGCGGTGGCTGTGGTGGAGGAGGCGGGGCCGGACAAGAACCAGGTGCTGCCGCAGTTCCAGAAGGAGGAGCCTGACTTCCCTAGGAAGCAGGAGAGCGGGGACGACTACATCAGCCGGATCCGGGCGGAGGCTGCGCTCTGGGCCAACGGGATGGGACGATGAGTGGTTATGCCCGAAGGCATCAAGGTAGACGGGAAGAACGGGCGGACGACGTACAGTCCGCAGAAACTGGTCAACGACCTAGCGGTGGCTACGCTGGAGGGAAGGGGGCTGGGGCTAAAGAAGCATCCCAAACTTGGCTATGTCACCGAAGAAGATAAACGTCTGTTTCAACGCATCGTCGGAATCACCGTGGAAGAATTCAACCAACGCCTGATCGGGAAACTGGACAATCTGGCCGACAAGATCGTCGATCGGATGCTGGACACGGTGGAGGATACCCCGCTGAACAGCTTGGGCTTCAACTTGGCCGTGGCTATCGACAAGAGGCAACGGCTGGCTGGGCTCAACGCGACCCAAGGGGCGAACGTGAACATCCAGGTGAACAACTACGGTTCACTCAGCAAGGAGGAGATCGTGGCGCGGTTGAGCGGGAAGATGCCCGTTCCGACCGTGCAGGCGGCTCCTGTGGAGCTGCCCAACCCCAACGACATCGACGTTGAGGTGAGGAAACCAACCAAGCAGTCAGTTATCAGTCAGCCGGCCTGATAGGCTCGGCTAGGGCGCGGAACAGGTCGTCCCGCTGCTTGGTGATGGCGGCTAGGCGCCGTTCCATCTCACGGGCAAAGTCCGCCTTTACCTTGGGATGCTGGCCCGTCTGGAGGACTTCTAGGGCGGCTGCGTCAGTCAGAGGGGTGTCAGAGCTCATCGTTATCCTTTTCGCTCAAACTTATCCCACATTGAAATGCAGGTATCAATGTAGGAGCGAAACATTTTGGAATCGTTTGTCGTGTACTTCGACATAAAGTACTGATGATTTTTGACCAGCCAATCCATTCGCTCTTTGTCCTTCCGCAGCGCGGCGTTTTCACGCTGCAATGCGGCGTTCTCATCCTCAAGTTCCGCAATGCGGTCGTCCAGCATGGACATAGTTTCGTCGCTCACGGTTGAGCCTCTTTTGTTGCGGCGTCGATGGCGGCGCGAAGATCAACGTCTACAAACTCATGAGTTTTCCACACGTTATCTCGTATGTGAACCATTAGGCGAATCCGACGAGAATCCAGCCGCTCCTTGTCCGCCCTCAGCGCGGCGTTCTCGCGCTCTAACTTGCGAGCAAAATCCGCCCACACATACATATCGTAAGCATTTTCCTCGGGGTAAACGACAATGCATTCGTCCGTGCGTGGTGTGTCGCTCATGGCTGCGTTTTCTGCTTTTGCGGGTCGTTCTCGGGCCAATAACCGACAACCATGCGTCCGTGTTCTGCCACGATGCGGAACTTGCCGTCCTCGGCTAGGCGACGCAGCGCAATGGAATTGGCGGTGAGTGCGCCTGAATCGGTGACAAGCGTGCCGGCTACCTGCCCGTTGTACTCTCGCGTACCTGCTGGGCTGGTGTAGCAATGCTGGCGCGTTAAGTCCTCCATAATCTGGCGTAGCGCCACGTTCTCATCGACTAGCGCGTTGTACTGGTCCAGCAGGCCGAAGAACGCATCGGCCTGGCGCCCTGCGTGCCACTTGTCCTCCGGTGTCAGTTTCTTGGTCGAAGCGTTCATTTGGCGTAATTGGCGTAGTACGTTGCCCGACTTATGTGAACGCCTAGGCATTCGGCAATCTCTCGCAGCTTCATGCCTTGGCTCCGCATGGCCCTGCACTTGTCGCGCATGGCGATAGCCTGTTCCTTGGTTCTGCGCGGTCTTGGAGTCATCAGTAGGCCATCAGACGGTTTTTCGCTACCCAGATTGGTCCGTACTCCATCTGAACGCACACTTCGTCTTTGTAGCACCTGACAAGGCGTACGGAAACAAGGTCCCCGCAGGAGAACTTTATGAAGTAGTTCATTTCTTCTTGGCCGCCATCTGCTCCAGCATCTGCTGTTTGATGACCGCCAGCTCCTCCTTGCGCCACGGCTCGCTCATCATCTCCATGAGTTTGCCCGTCTCGATGGGCACCGTGACCGAGGCCGTGTGGCCCATGATCATCAGGGTATCCATCCAAATGTCGTAGCCGGCAGCCCGTGCTAGGTCGCAGAATCCGTAGTCCTCGGAGATAAACGCATTCGGCTCGTCGTAGCGGATGGTCAGCTCGCGTTCAATGCGGGCGCGTAGGGCAGAGTCGTTCTTGCAGTCCGACAAGGCCGCCCAGATTTGCTTGATGCGATACTCGGGCTGGTTCTTGCCTTGGAGTTCCATCGGGAACAACTCCGGCACGCTCTTCGGCGCCCGGTTGGGATCAACCAGAACAGCCACGCGGTCAGGATTCTGTTCCGCGATCTTCTTGAAGACTGGCACTTTGATCTTGGAGAAGCCGATGCTGGCCCGTTCCACGCGCTGCAAGCCCGTTTCGTTGGCTTCCTCGCCCTTGATCGGATGAACGTGCCAATGCGTGTTGAGCGACCGCGACGAGTAGACGGCGGTCACGATGTCCACGTCATGGCTGATCAGGCGCATGATGGCTGATGCGGTCACGTCCTCATTGCCGCGCTGCGCCAGCACGTCCTTGTCCCAAAAGATCAGCTCGTCAAAGCGTTGTTCGACGGCATACGCGGCAATCTCGTTGCGTGCGATCTGCACCGCCGGTCCGTCCAGCAGCACCCAATCCAGCTTAACGTCAGGAACCTGCGCTGTTGCCAGTTGCAGCGACGTTTTGAAATAGCTCTTGGGGATGTCTCCCTTGAGCGGAGTGCCGATGAGGATGCGTTTTTGGGCCATGCGGCAGCTTCCCTTGAAAATCTTCCACCTGCTATTCAAAAAACAAGGTACGAAGCAGGTATTAGCGGCACTAATACCGCAGTTTGACCGTCAGATTGCGGTTGTTGACCGTCCGATCACCGCAAATCATGCGGAAAATGATCCTTATGATCTTAAAACGCAGCAAAATCGAGTGGCTGATCGAGCCAGACGTGGAAGGATCACGGGAATATGCACGGCTGGGCGTGTATGCCGACCCCGACGGGCTGAACATCGACGGTCAAGGCGTCTTAAGCTGGGACGAAATTGAGGCAGCTCGTAAAATGGTCACCAAACTTACGCACTCCCGCCATGCCGCTCGGTGACGTTTACTTCTCGGACGATTTCCAGCCCGACTTCGGCATCCCGTACATCCCGAACCCGCCCAACGAGGAGTTGATGGCGTGGCCGCAGCAGAAACTGGCCGATTACCTGTTGTTTCGTGAGCAACGTAACGAACAAGCGCTGCAAAACCCCGTAGGCGCCGGCTGGATCCTGCCGTCGTGGCAGTCCGTGATGAAGAACTGGAAGAAGTACCAGAACATCGTCATCCTCGGCGGCAACCGCTCGTCCAAGTCCAACTTCGCTGCCCGCTTGAGCGTCTGGGCCGCCGGCACGATTCCAGGTTGCGAGGTACGCGCCTACCACGTCAACGAGGACCGGAGCATTGAGGACCAGCAGCGGATGATCTGGGACGCGCTGCCCTTCGGCATCCGCAGCCTGCCGACCAAAAAAGGCATCAACCACTCCGTCCAGTACTCGCAAAAGAACGGGTTTACCGACAACATCTGCATCCTGCCCCCGATCAACGGATTTCGCCGTGGCGGCAGCATCAAGTTCAGCAACTACCGTAGTTACCAAGCCGACGCGCAGGTGGCCGAGGGCTTCAAGGCTCATCTCATCTGGTGCGACGAGGAATGCCCGCAGAAGATGTTTGAGACCCTCCAGTACCGCACCACCGACTACCATGGACGCATCATCCTCACGTTTACTACTCTCACAGGATGGACACCTCTGGTTCAGGACATCCTCGGGAAGACTCGTACCCTTGAAAAGCGGTTTGCCCCGCTCGTTGGTCGAGAGCTACCAGTCGTCCAAGAGTCGTTATCTCGACCCGGAACTATTATCTACTATTTCTGGACCGAGGACAACCTATTCATTGATACCAGCGACTTCAGAAACAAGTTGCTTGGACGCTCGCGGGACGAAGTGTTGGCGCGTGCATATGGTGTCCCGACTAAAAGCATCACTAGCGTCTTTCCTGGCTTCAACAAGGAGGTTAATGTCATACCTCACGAAAAGCTGCCGTGGCTCAACAACGTGGACTACAACGTCACACGTTACATGGCGCTGGATCCAGCAGGCTCCAAAAACTGGTTCATGCTCTGGGTCGCCATCGACGCCGCCGGCACCTGGTGGGTCTACCGAGAGTGGCCCGACTACGACGACTGGGCATTGCCCGGAGCCGGTCCCGAAGGCAAAGCCGGCCCCGCGCAGAAGGGCAGCAAGAAAGGGATCATCGACTACGTCGAACTCATCAAGCACGCGGAGGAAGGGGAAGCGATCTTCGAGCGATTCATTGACCCCCGCCTCGGTGCTGCGGAAAAACAGTCAGCCGAAGGCGCTACCACCATCATAAGCGAGTTGGATCAGGCGGGCATGGTGTTCCATCCCGCTCCCGGCGTGGAGATTGAGAACGGCCTCCAGCTCATCAACGGCCTCCTGTCCTACGACGAGAAGAAGTCGTTGTCCGCCCTCAACGCGCCAAAGCTGTACATCTCGGAGCGGTGCCAGAACCTAATCTACTCCATGCAGGAGTACACGGCGAAGGGCGGCAAGGATGAAGCGACCAAGGACCCAATCGACTGCCTGCGCTACCTTTGCGTGTCCGCCTGCGAGTTCATCGACCCGCACGCTGCCGAGCAGGTGCAGGATCGCACTTGGTCCTATTAAAAGAAATGCTTCTTGCGTTAAACATGGCCGTCATTAGGTGCGCTTATTAAAGCCACTATGAGTTCCATCGACGGCAACGCAGTCTCTGTTCCCCCTGATCCCGGCCTTCAACTCGCACCCGCCGAGAACAAGGGCGTAGATTTCAACCTTCTCAAGAAGGCGTTTGAGGACTGCGTGCGCGACAACCAGCCGTTCATCGACCAATGCCGGCTGAACTACGAGACGCGCTACGCTATCTGGAACGGACAGTCCGCTGACGGCAAGAAGCACGCCCGCGAGGGCAGCAAGATCAGCCCGACGCCGTGGGATGGCGCCTCTGACCTGCGCGTCTTCCTCGTTGATAACATCATCAACAAGAAGGTGGCGATGCAATGCATGGCCTTCAAGCGGGCCAACCTGACGGCGGTGCCGGTCGGGTCCGAGGACGGCGCCCGCAGCCAGCTTGTCAGCAACTTCATGCGTTGGCTTATCCAGACGCAGATTCCCGAGGTTGAGCGCGAGATCGAGATGTGCGCCAACTACATGAACGAGAAGGGTCTCGCCGTCATGGGTCAGTTCTGGGAAAAGCGGCGCGAGAAGGTGCTGGTCAACGTGCGCGTGCAGGACCTGCAACAGCAGTTCCCGAACATCGACATCGTGGCGCTGATCGAGGACAAGAGCGCGGCTGACGACCTCAAGGCCATCTTTGTCGAGCAGTACGGCTGCTCCAAGGACAAGGCTGCCCGTATGCTGAAGGAGCTGCGGGAAACGGGCGAGACGACCGTGCCGATGGACGGCCCCGAGCGTTCGTTCCCCATCGTCCGTGCCTTCAACCTCGACGAACACGTTTTTATTCCCTCGTTTTCGACGGATTTGGAGCGGGCGCCAGGTATCTACCGCGTCGAGTACTTCACCGCAGAGCAACTGCGGGCGATGGTGCAGAATGACGGCTGGGACGAGGAGTGGGTGGAGCAGGCGATCCAGAAGCAGCGCGGCAAGCTGATCACCATCAGCCCCAGCGAGTACCTCCAGCCGATTTCCCGTTCGTTCGTCTACACGCAGCAACGTTTCACCGACCGCATCGGCGTCGTGTACGCTTACCAGCGTTTGTCCGACGAGGACGGCACGCCGGGCATCTACTGCACCATCTTCCATCCGATGCTGCCGCCCGACAGCAAGCAGGATGGCTACGCGAAGAGCGGTCTTCTCGGCTACGCGCACGGCGAGTACCCGTTTGTCCTTTACCGCCGCGAGTATCTGTCGCGCAAACTGCATGACTCCCGTGGCCTGCCCGAGCCGGGCAAGCCGTGGCAGGATCAGATTAAGGCGCACAAGGACAGCCGCATCGACGCGGCTTCCCTCGGCATCCTTCCTCCCATCTGCTACCCGCAAGGCCGTCCGCCGGGTCGTTGGGGTCCAGGTGCAATGATCTCGGAGCGGCGTCCGAACGAGTACCATTACGCCGACCGTCCGATACCGGACATGAACACGGAGAACTCCGAGAATCTCTTGGAGGCTTCGTTCAAGGAGTACAACGGCTTTGCCAGCCGCGAGGGCGATCCGCAGATCGACCCGATCTACAACCAGTTTGAGGTGGACAAGTTCCTCTCCTGCTTGGCCCGCAGCTTCCGCCAAGTCTGGAAGCTCTACAAGCAGTACGGTCAGGACCAAGTGGCGTTCCGCGTCATGGGCGTCAAGGATCCAAACTTCCAGCTCTTCAACAAGGGCGACGTAAACGAGGAGTTCGACTTCTACCTTGCTTGGGACGTGCAGTCGCCGGACTTCAAGCGCATGAGCGAGAAGTGGACGGCCATCATCCAAGGCGCCCAGTCCCTCGACCGCGAGGGCGTCGTCGATTGGGGTGCGCTTTGCACCGCGTTCATCTCGTCCATCGACCCGAACGTGGCCGAACGCATCATCCGTCCCGCGCAGCAAGGTCAGCAACAGATCGTGCAGGACGAGCAGCAGGATCTGGCGCAAATCTTCGCCGGCATCCCGAAGAACATCAAGCCCGGCACCCCGCCGCAACTCGGCCTGCAAGTCATCCAGCAGTACCTGCAACAGCCCGACGTGCAGCAGCGTTACTCGCAGGATCAAGCGTTCCGTGAACGTCTTGATGCGCGTGCCAAGCAGTACCAGTTCCAGATGCAGCAGCAGCAGAACGCCGTCATCGGTCGCCTCGGGGCGCAGATGCCAGGCCCGATGCCTGCCACGACCTCACAATGAAAAAACGACGCGACCCCAACCTGACATCAGCGGAAAAGTTTGGCCGGCTGCGGCAGTCGATGTTCAGGTTGGTGGGCAACGATGCGTTTGCTGACTTCATCGAGGAGATGCGTGAGATGCAGCACTCCACGATGATCGACCTTTGCTCCGATGCCGTCGTCAAGGACGAGCGCATGACGCTCGCGGCCACAGGTGAACTGCGGGCCTACTCGCAGATCATCGGGCTGTACGACGACTTCATCCAGCAGCAGATGGAGCAGGCGGAAATCGACGCCGAGCAGCGGGCGTCGTAGCAAGATTCTGCCAAAAGTTTAGCAGGTTTATCCGGTAATGCTAAATTATCGGGCATAACCTTATCAGTTATTTGGCTCTGGATTATTAGGGCGTCTAATAATTCCTGTTGACACATGGGTGCGCGGATTGCACCGGTAGCGTCACTTGGCACCCGCCATGTCCACAGCCCTTGGGGGCTTTAACCCATGTCTAACGAAACAGTTCAATCCGCTCCTTCACAGCCCGCCGAGGCGGCCCAAACCCCCGAGGCAAATAGTGATGCACCAAAGAAGGGTAACCTGAGTGTCGCGCAGGCCGCGCAACGTCTCCTCAACATGGAGGCGGAAAATGCGAAGGCCCAACGACAGGTGGAGCAGGAAGCCCCCGCGCCTCAAGCGCAGTCGGACTCTACCAACCCAGATGAGGCTATTGCCGAGTCTGCCGAGCCAAGCCAGCAGGCGGAAACGCCCGAAGGTGAGGCCGACGTTCCTTCTCAAGACATTACACCGGAGCTTCAGAAGAAGATCGACAAGCGCATCGGCAAGGAAGTTGCCAAGCGCAAGGCGCTCGAAGCCCGCCTAGGTGAGTTGGA